GCAAGACATCGGATTAAAACAAAGAGATATGAGTTTCGTCGCTCAAAGAGAAATGAGTGAGGAAAAGATTTTGAAAATATTTAAAACTCCAAAGATATTACTTGGCGGAACTGACGGGATAAACTACGCAACCTCAATCACTGCTCGTCAAATTTATGCTGAACAGGTAACAGCCCCACGATTAAAATTACTCTTCGAGAAATTAAACAGATTTTATTTGCCAATGTTCAAAGGAACTGAGGGAATGGAATTTGAATTTGAGTCTCCAATCCCTGAGGATAGAGAATTTAAACTCAAATACTATCAGGGTGCTAAATGGCTATCTTACAATGAAATCAGAGTCGAAGAGGGTAGAGAGCCAATACAGGACGATAAATACGACTTGCCTCAGGGTGGTAATAGTAATAGTGGCGTTGACCCACTACTTGCCCTCGGTGCTGGTGATGTTAAAAAAAAAGGAACTGAGGAAGTAGTAAAAAAAGATTACGTCCCAAAGACTAAAGCCTACTATAAAAATCGTCGATTACAAAAGGCATATCAAAACAAAAAAGAAAAATATATCGTCCAAAATATAAAGACAATGTCTAAAGGTTTAAAGCCTATTTTCGAGGACTATATTAAATCTTTCAAAAAGAAAAGCCTAACCTACCAAAATAAATCTATTTTAACCGACGGTCTCAGTGCCTCTCAGATTTTCAATTTCTTAATGCCAAAGGGCGACGACTTTGTTAAATCTCTTTACACTGTCATCTCTAAAAATAGCCAAGACGCCTATGTCGATGGTCGAGAAAATATGAAAGATACCTATAATTTCAAGAGCGACGCTACTCTCTCTCATATTTCAGCGATTGCTTTGCTCGATACCCGAGCTAGAAACACGGCGGACGGGGTAAGTAAGACAATCAATGCCGACGTTTTGAATATCATCAAAGACGAACTCGCCAAAGATAGCTCGAGTATTAAATCAATTCGAGAAATGCTGAAAACTTATTTAACCGACAAAGAGGATTACCAAGTTGAAAGAATAGCCAAAACTGAGTTAGCCTATGCCTACGCCAATGGCTCTCGACAAGAAATGTACGCCAGTGGTATCGTTAAACAAATCCAATGGCTCACTGAGTCCGACGCTTGCGAAGAGTGTCGAATGAATGACGAGGAAATCGTTGATTTAGGGGGAAGTTTCAAGAGTGGCGACCAAGACTCACCAGTTCACCCAAATTGCCGATGTTCAACAGTCCCGTATTTACCTGATTAAAATATTTGTTTAAAAAAAATATATAATTAAATTATGAAAACTAAAAAGAAAGAACTCAAATACATTTTTACCAGTGTATCGAAATCTGTTATTGACGAAAAATCAATGACAATTAAAGGCGTCATCGGTTCTGACGGCTCAGTCGATAGACAGGGCGAGTCAATCAATCCTATGGGTTGGAAACTAGACAATTTCAAAAATAACCCTGTTGTTTTGTACGGACACGATTACCACTCTAAGCCAATCGCTAAAGCTACTCGAGTGTGGGTAGAGGACGGTAAACTTTTATTCGATTTAGAATTTGCTAATAGTGAAGACGGGAAAGAGGTATTTGATTTAATGGCTAAGGGTTTTCTCTCTGCCTTTTCTGTTGGTTTCCAAATCCTAGAATGGGACGAAACTGGCGAATTTACTTTTAAATCTTGCGAACTTTATGAGTTGTCTGTTGTCCCAGTCCCAGCCAATCCAAGAGCTTTGAAAGGTGCTGATACTGATACTTTGAGCCGAGTCAAATCTCTCAATGTCAAATATAAAGTCTTTTCAAAAAAATTCTACAAACTTTCTCAGAAAGAATTAGAGATGATTATTTCTAAGACTGTCGAGGTTACTATTGAAAAGAGAGCTGAGTTGAAAAAGGCTAAGGCTCTAGCTGACAAAAAAGCCCTCGATGAAAAGAAAGCCCTTGACGACAAAAAAAAGGCTATAATTAAAAGTAAGAAAGTTAAAAAGTTTGTCAATACTTTTGAGAAAACTCTCAAAAAATTTACCTCGTTGACACAACAATAAAAAAATAGTTTATAATTTATTTATTATTAAAAATTAAATCTTAAAAAAATGAAAATCAAGACCTCTGAGAAAATCAAAAAAATGTTAGATGAAAACCAAAAAGGTTTAGTCGATTTAGCTGTTAAAGGTGTAGTTGAAGTTTTAAAAACTGACGCTAATCGCAAACTCTTTGGTGGTAGCACTGAAAAAGAAATGACCGCTGAAAAGAAACAGCTCGCTGTTGATTACATCAAATCAATCTCTCCAAAATATCAAAACGACAACGGTATGAAAACCGCACTCTTACAAAGAGCTAAAGATGTCGGTGAATTAAATTTGACCGCTGGTACAGGTGGCGACTATACCCCTGACTACCTTTCTAGTGAAATAATCCGCTTAATTCCTACCTACGGCGTAATCAGAAAATATGGACGAGTTGTCCCTGTCGTTTCTGACGTTCAAAAAATCCCTACCGCTGGTGCTGTAATCGCTTACCGTATCGGAGCTGGTGCTAGTTTAATCCCATCAATCCCAGCAACAGGTATTTTGACTCTCCAAGTTGAAAAAATCGCTTGCTTAATCCCATTCGACAATGAATTACTCGCTGACGCTACAATCGGAATAGTTGACTTAATCACTCAATTATCTGCTGAGGCTATCGCTAAGAAAGAAGACACTTGGGGTCTACTTGGTGAAAACTCAGGCGAGGGTATTATGAAAAATGCCTCTGTCCAAGTTGTAACCTTAGCCAGTGCTGAAACTTTCGCAGGTGCTACCCTTGACGATTTAATGGATATGACTGGAAAATTAGACGAAAACGCAGTCAATAACGCTAAATACGCTATGAGTTTCTCGGTGTTCAATGTTTTCAGAAAACAAAAATTGACCACTCAATACGCTCTCCAAAATCCAGCGGGCGGTATGCCAGCAACAATCTGGAATTTGCCAGTAATATTCTCCCCAGTCTTACCAAAGACAACTGACGAAACCCAAGTCGCTACCCCATTCGTTATCTGTGGAAACTTTGATTACTTAATAATTGGAGACAGAGGTGAATACCGAATTGATTTATCAACTGAGGGAACTTACACCGACGGCTCAACTGTTAAATCTCTCTTCGGTCAAGATATGTCCGCAATCCGTATCATCGAAAGAGTCGACATCAAAGTCGCTGAGGCTACTAAGGCTTTCTGTATCCTCAAAACCCACGCTCACGTCGGAGCATAAGTTTAAGAATTTGAAAGAGAGCGAGGGAAACTTCGCTCTCTTAGGTAATTCCTAAATTAAATATTTATTTACAAAACAAAAAAATGAAAGCAATAGTAAAACAAGTCATCTTTAATGGTAATCAGAGATATGATGTCGGCGAAACTGTCGATACCAAAGTTCTCGGAGTTAAACAAAACGACGAAAGAATTGAGCTTATTGAAGAAAAAAAAGACAATTCCAAAGCTAAGGACGTCGCCAAAGCCCCTAAAACAAACGAAACTAAAACTCCCGATACAAAACCAGCCGAAGAAAAAAAAGAGGTAACACAAAATAATAAAATGGTTACCAGTTCAGAGACAAAGTAAAAAATGCCTGACGAAACCCCAGTCGTTGAAATAGTTGACGCTGAATTAAAACAATCAAATTGGTCAGGTGTTACCCCCGCTAATATTGGCGATTTTCTTGACGAAGTAATCACTGGAAAAGAAACCCTCATCGCAAAGATGATTTTAAAAGCTGAGGACGACATCTCGAGCGGTGCTGGTCGTAATTTCAAAATTGCTAATACTATTTACGAGGAAACTCTTGACGCTGGTACTGACAAACTCTATACCTCAAACTCTCCAATCAACGAAGTCCAAAAAATTACTGTCAACGGTAATGATGTCTTTATTAAAGACGGGTCAAACAATACCCTAAATCTCGGAGTCGAGTTTTTAGTCTATCCAAAATATGTCTTTTTCAGAAATGGCATTTATTCGCCCAACGGTTTTGACGAGCAAGCTGTAAAAATTCAGTACACTCTAAAAAAGTTTTGGGGTGAGGACGTTGTCGGAGCAATTATCGAGGCTGTCGCTAAAACATATTTACAGAAAGAATACGGCAATAAAGATGTTTCTCAGATGGACACTGGTACAATAACCGTCGGTTTTAATCAAGAAAGTCGAGGAATTTTGGAAAAAATCGTCGAAAAGTATACTCTGCCTTGCGTCTAAACTGCTATACTTAACTATGGCATTATTACACAATTTCAACGCTATCGTTAAAGTCGAACACGTCCCAAGTTCAGGGGCAAAATCAACAATTTCAGCAACGGCTAAAGTTTTAATTACCCCCGCAACTACCGAGGATAGTATGATTTATCAGAACGTCCCAGTCGGTAATCTATTTAATTTCTATTTCTTTAATCAGAATATCAGCCTAAAAGCTGGTGATATTTTTACTGTTGTCTCAGGCGACTCGACTGTTACCGCTGGTCAGGAATACATCATCAAAGGAAATCCTAAAAAAACTCTTTGCTTTCACAAAATGACGATTGCTGGGGCGTGTGTTATCAATTTAGTCTCGTAATGGCTGGCTACGGTCTCAATGTAAAAATTGAGGGACTCGAGCAGTTAGCGGGTACTATGAAAGGTTTTCCAACTATTACTCGGGGAATTTACAGGACGATGATTGACAATCTAACGAAAGTCGCTCAGGAAGAGGCTGTTAAAAATGCCCCAACAGATACGGGAACTTTGCTACAATCAATCACCACTCGAATAGGATTACAGAGTCAGCAAATAGTCGGCGAGGTTTTTATGGGCGAAATGAAACCATACTTTGCCTATCAGGAATATGGTACTGGAATTTATGGCTACAAAGCCAAACCAATCACTCCAACGAAAGGGGAATATTTGAATTTTCGATTAAAAGACGGCACTTGGATACGGACAAAATCTGTCAAAGGTGTCCCAGCCAAAGGCTTTATGAAAAAGGGTCGAGAATTAGCTGGTCAAAAAACACCCGAGGAAATGGCGAAAGCTAAAACAAAATTAGTAAGTTATTTTTTAACTGGAAAATAATAGTAAAATTAAACTATGAATAATTACACCAGCTTGATTGACAAATTAGTTGATGTCATCAAAACAAAAAATATCACTGGTCTTGGGACGAAAGTTTTTGGAACTGACGAAATCGTTTTTAATGCTTACCCAGTTTGTACAATTTCCCCTCTGAGTTTTAACAGTGAAAGAATTACGATGACAGATACCAAAGTAAATACTTCGGTGGCTATTAGAATATGGGGAAAGATAGAGCAAAACAAAGATGATGTCGAGAGGACGATTGAGGATATTGGCGAGGCAATACAAACCCTCTTAATTGACAAGGTTACTCTTGAAAATACTCTCGTCTCTACTGAGCCACTTTCGGGATTAGTCGCTTATCCTGAGAGATTTGGTGAGGCTCTCTTTATGTATGAAATCAAATACACTGGCTCAATTACTGAGCGACGCATTTAAAAATAGTCTATAATTAAATTATGAATAAATATATTTACAACGGTTCAGGTTCAATCGTGTTACAGGGAGTCGGCGAAATTGTCGCTGGGACACCTTTCGAGACTGAAATCGAAATCAATCACCCTCTTATTTCTGAATATAAAGATTTGCCAAAATTCAGTAAAAAGGAAAAAATTAAAGTTATCAATTCTAAATAAACAAATATATTTTTAAAAATATATAATTAAAATATGGAATACTCAAACGGACTATTAAACAAAGTTAGCATAGGGAAAGAGTCAACTTTTGGCTCTGCTGTTACCCCTACAATTACTCTAAACCTAAAACCATCTGGCGGTCTTTCCGAAGAACTCGCTAAAAATGGAATTGAGGGTTTAACTGGTAGCTTAGCCAAAAACAAAGCATTTTCAAAAGGTAAGAATACCATCAAAGGCTCTTATGATTTGAACGCTATCCCTAACGACATCGGTTATTTTATCGCCTCTGCTTTGGGCAAAGTTGTATCTACTCTCGTTAGTGGTGAAACTATTGTCAAAACTCACGTCATCACTGAACAGGGAGCTAAAATTTCCTACACTGCCGAGCAAGACATTCAACCTAGTTGTAAAAGAATATCGGGCGTCATCGCTACTGGTTTCAAAATTAAAGCTAAAGTTGGCTCTGCTCTCGAAATCACTTTTGATTTATTGGGTAAAACCTCAGCCGACCAAGTAACTCCAATTACTGCCGTCTACAATACTGGTCGAGTTTTCTCTTACGAAGACATCTCAATTTTAAAAATCAATTCTGTTGATATTAAAGAAAAAGTTACTGACTTCGAGCTTTCCTACGACAACGGTGTTGTTTATCAATACGGAATGGGTGGCGTTGACTCTGTTGGATATTCTGTCAATGGTGGCTCATCTTTCAAAGGTAAAATAAACGCTGTTTTAGATAGCGTAACCAATGGATATTTAGCTCAGGCTAAACTTATCGACGGCGTACCTCTTCAATTAACAGTCATCGGCGATACTGTCGGAGTTGCCAGCAATTACAAACTCGATGTCTTAGCCCCTCTCATTGTTTTCAATAAAACTGATTTGCCTCTCACTTCAAACGAAAATGCTGTTAGTATTGATTTCGACTCTAAACCTGACGCCGTAAATGGCTTGGTAAAAGTGGAGTTGACAAATACTAATACATCGTTGTAATCTTAATTATGAAAATAACAACTCCAAGCGGATACGAGGTAGAAATTAAAGACGTTCTCACTTTTAGAGATAAAAGGTCGATTGATAGTGTAATGTACGACTCAGTAAAAGCCGAGGATATTGACCGAGACGATGTAGAAAAATCCAAAAAAGAAATAATGGGTAAAGTCAAACCATCTGAATTATTGGGTAGTCGTCAAGACAAATCTATTGATTTCCTAGTTATCTCAATCAAAATCGGTGATACTTTAATTACTGAAAATTTCGCTGACACTATTTTAGACTGGGGCGTTGCTGACGCTCAGGTTGTTACCGACATAATTGATAAAATCGTTGACCCAAAAAAAAACGAGGAAAACAAAACGATAGAGACAAAGTAAATCTTTTCAAATCGTTACTCTCTAAAACCGCTCTCCCTGATACCTATGTGATTGCCAGTATTTGCTATGCTCTCGGCGTAACTTACACCGAACTTGAAAAACAGCCCGCCGATTGGGTTCAAGAAATGGCGGAATATCTCGAGCAAAAAAACAATGTTGAGGAATTTAAGGCAAAACAAAAGCCTTAACTGTCGGGTTTATAAATGTATAATTAAATTATGGAAAACGTCCCACTTAATATTTTAATTCAAGCCCAAGATGAGGCGTCGTCTGTTTTAAAAAATTTCTCGGATACTCTCGACGATAATCAAAAAAAGGCTGGTCAATGGTCGCAAAATTTAAAAATTGCTGGCGGTATTTTGACGGGTGTCGGCGTTGCTGGGGTTGCGATGATGAAAGATTGGATTGACAAAGCCAGTGAGGTAGAAACCGCTCAGGCTCAGCTCGAACACGCTGTTATTAGTGTCTCTCACGCCACCAAAGACCAACTCTCACAAACCGAGGCGTTAGCTGACGCTCTACAAAAAAAAGGTGTCCTAGACGGCGACAACATCAAAATCGGACTCGCTCAATTATCAACTTTCGGTCTATCAAATAAAGCCGTTCAAAATTTGGGCGGTTCGCTTGCTGATTTGGCAGTCAATCAATTTGGTGTCTCTGCCAGTGGCGACCAACTCTCTCAATCTGCCAATATGATAGCCAAGGCTTTAAACGGTCAATTCGGAGTTTTGGAAAAATCAGGTATCCGTTTCACTGACGCTCAACAAAAGCTCATTCAATTCGGAACTGAACAGCAAAAGGTCGACGCAATCAATCAGGGTTTCGCTCAAAATTTAAAATTCACCAACGAGGTGGCTCTAAATACCGCTGACGGTATGAAAGCTCATCTCTCAGTCGCACTCGAAGACCAAAAAGAAAAACTCGGCGGTCAATTATTGCCTCTTTGGGAAAAATTCCAAGGCGGTTTAATTAAATTGCTCGAAGTAATCAACAATCTAAATCCGAACATCGTTAAATTTGTAGCAATCGGGACTTTAATTGTTACCGCTTTCAGTTTGATAGTCGGTCCACTTTTAATTTTAATCGCTATGTTACCAGCTCTCGGGGCTGGGTTTGCTATGCTGACGGGGACAATGTTACCTATAATCGGGACAATTTTATTAGTCGTCGCTGGTGTCGCCCTCTTAGCTTTCGGAATTTACGAACTCGTCAAACACTGGGACTCAGTCAAAGCATTTTTCGTCAATATCGGGAACGCAATAAAAACTTTCGTAACTACGGCACTCTCAACAGTCGGGGGATTTTTCACTAATTTATGGAACTCAGTAACCTCGAAAGTAAATCAAATCGTCAATGGAATTAAAACAGGATTTAACAACGCCTTGACTGCGGTCAGGACTGTTTTTAATGGTATTGCCAATGTCGTCAAGACTGTATTTGATGTAATTAAAAATATAATTGTTGCCTATCTTACCTTTTATTTTAATTTTTACTATACAATTTTTAACGCTATTTATACAGTCGTCTCTTATGTTTTTAATGGGATTTGGACAGTAATAAAATTCATCGGTGAAATGATTTGGGCTGGGATACAGATTGTCTTTTGGACTATCTACGAATTTATCGCTGGCATTTTACAAAAACTTTGGGACACTGTCGGAGTCAAATTGATGGCAGTTTTACAAGTAATCAATGAAAAATTAACTTTGATTTGGAACGCAATATCATTATTTTTTGTTACCGTTTGGAACGGGATAGTTACTGTATTTACTGAGGTTTGGAATTTTATAGTGATGATATTTACCAACGTCTACAACTTTTTTGTTACTACTTTTACGACAATTTGGACTTTCTTAGTTAGTATTTTCCAAGTAATTTATGAGGCAATTTCAGGGGCTTTGACTACCGCTTGGACTTTCATAGTTGATGTTTTAACGAAGATTTGGGCTAAATTTACAGAGGCATTTAACGGGGTCAAGACTGCCGTAATGACTCCAATTAAAGAGGCTTTCGATTGGCTCGGTAATCAGATGGACGCTATTTGGTCAAAGATAACCGACGTCGCTGGAAAAATTCTACAAAAATTCAAAGATATGGCGTCAGGAATTGTCAACGCTCTCAAAGAGATTAAATTTCCTCACCTTTCTCTCGGCTCAGGTTCGACAACAGTAGCGGGACACGAAATCAATTATCCTACAATGAATGTCGACTGGTACGAAAAAGGGGGCTGGGTCAAAAAGACTGGTCTCGCTGTTGTCCATCAAGACGAGTTCGTTTTATCAAAAGATATGTTGAGAGGTAGAACCCCAGTACCTAGTAATATTGTCAATCAACAAAGCAGTAAATCAAACGAAATTAAAATTGAGGCAATCATAAATAACCCTATGGATTGGGATACTATGATGTCAAAATTAAATTATAAATTAAATTACTCTTACTAATGAAATTCAATATCAATGGTCTCGACCTAGTCCAAGACGCCGACGGTTTTGGTTACATCGTCCAAGGTCTCTCAAATCCTTTCACTAAGAAATACTCTGTCTCTGATATTTTACAGAGGCACGGTGTCGTCTTGGGTAAATCTCGATTTGGTGGGAAAACTTTTAGTTTTACTGTTTTTATTAACGGCAGAGACCCAGCCGACCACGCCGACAAACGTCTTTTATTGGAAAAATATTTGACTCCAAGCTACTACGCCGACTCTGATAAAATCGCTATCGTTGTAACTCTCGACAATGGCTCGATACTAACTCTCGACGCTATGATAACGGGCAACAGCAACGATTTGAGTTCAAACGATATTATGTCGAGTGCCATTCAATATAATTGTCAAGCCGAATATCCTTTTTTTGTCAGTCAACAAAAATATCAACAAATCATCACGATTGGAAAAGGTGGCACTTTCGCCATTCCTTTTGCTCTCCCTCTCAATATGTCGTCAGGTTCAGCAGTTACAACCGACTTTTTTGTCGGTGGTAATGTTTGGGCTTTCCCTAAATTTACTTTCTCAGGAAAATTGACAACTCCGACTTTGGTCGATGTCATCAATCAAAAATCTATGACAGTAAACGCTACCATCAACTCAGGGGCAAGCCGTATTATTGATATTTACAACGAGTCTGTTTTAGACAATGCTGGCAATAATAAAATGTCAGAACTTGGGGGAGATTTTTTAATCTTACCTTGCGGACAAAATAGCTTTATTCTTTCTACTGGCGACGTTGCCGACACTGGTATCGTAACAGCAGAGTACCAATACCATTATGTTTCAATATAAAATCGAAATTACAAATCGAGACGGCTCTTTAAAATGGGTTTTACCTTACGAGAGCGGTAGTGTTACTCTCGTCCATAACGCAATTTGTACGGCTCAGGTAAATATTAGCTATGCCTATTTAGAGAAATCATTGACAGCTCAGGGGATAGATATACTTACATTTTTCAAAGGTGGTGTTAAACTGGCTTATTTTTACGAGGACGATGTTTTAATTTTTGGCGGGTTTATTACTCAGGCGTCAATTCAAAATCAGGGTAATTCGGACACTCTGACGATTGATTTTAAATCGTGGCTGGCTTATTTTGAAAATGTTTTTTATACTGGGACTTTCACCGATATTGACGGCGGTCTCATCGCTTGGGACGTCATCAATGACCTAAACGAAATCGCAATCACTCAGGGGACTATCACACCATCAAAAATCAGGACTCGACCTTATACTGACGAGTCAGTGGCTAAAATTTTGCCAGCACTATCGGGAGACAATTTAATTGATGGATTTGATTTTAAAATTTCACCTCAGAAAGTTTTAACCGTTGCCCCATCAATCGGCTCAGTTTTACCAAACGCAATTTTCAGACTATCGAATACTAATACCTACAAACTCGATATTCCTCTCTTTGGGTCAGTGATAAATAAGGGGAAACTTTACGGCGGAAATGTTGACGGTGTTCAGGTTTTGGGGAATTATGACGCTGGGGTAATTTATCAAAACGATTGGTTTACTCAAACCGAAATTATTGAGGACATAAGTTTGACTGAACAGGATACCGTCGACGATAGAATACAAAAAGAAATCGAGACTAATAAATTACCTGTCGATATTTTTTCCTGTACGGTTCAAAATTCACTACCCTCACCATCGAGCAAGACCTACGGGACGGGCGATACTGTTACCGTTAAACTAGATAATTTTGACGTAATCTTAGCCAAAAGAATTAAACAAAAGAAAATAAACTTTGGCTCTGACCAAAATGTTGAGTTAGAATTTTATAAATAACAATGGATTTTGTACAAAGATTTAAACAACTCGAGGAAAAAGTCGCACTGATTTTAAAAAAAATTAGTGATGGCTCGATTGGTGGCGGGGGTAGTATTTGGGGGGCAATCACTGGAACTCTTGGCGACCAGACTGATTTATCAACCGCTTTGGGTAACAAAGTAAATTTAACGACGTACAATGAATTTTTTGCGACCTTAGTCGGGGCGATTTTCCCCTATGCTGGGGCAACCGCACCAACAGGGTTTTTATTGTGTGATGGCTCAGCCATATCAAGGACAACCTACTCGGCTTTATTTGCTAAGATAGGCACTACTTACGGAGTAGGAAACGGGACAACGACTTTCAATATTCCCGACGCTCGAGGTAGAGTAATCGTTGGTAAATCTAGCGATACTGAGTTTGCGACTCTTGGACAAGTTGGCGGGGCAAAAACTAACACGCTCGACGTTACCCAAATACCAGCTCATAGCCATAGAATGAGAGCTTATTCACACAATGTAGACTCTGGTTGGTTGCCAGATGATACGTCTTGGCTTGGCTCAATCACTCAGGCTGGTGCTACTGATAGACCAAACCCACCAATGAGAGGTAATGGTGGTGTTATGGAAAATACTGGTAGTGGTCTAGCACACAACAATATTCAGCCGTATATTACGATAAATTATATCATTAAAACTTAATTATATAATTTACGGTGTTGTAAGGTTGAATATTATTGTGGTTACCGTCGCCCCCAGCGTTGGCAATAGTAGTGTAATCCTCTTTAATTCTCGTTGAGCCACTCCCAGCCAAATATTGGTTTGCTTGTGCCGACATTCTAGCAAAACCATAGGTATCAGCCCCACTGTTAAAACTATGGGCGTGGACTGGCATTTCCGTTGTAGTAAGTTTATGACTTTTCTCTCCGCCTGTCTTTCCGAGTGCGTTAAATTCAGTGTCAGTCGACTTTCCAACGGGGATTTTACCTAAAAAATCAGGTAAATTAAATGTAGTCGTACCATTTCCAGCCCCGTAATTTGTTCCAATTATTGCGAATAAACTGGCGTATGTTGTGCGAGAAACTGCTGACCCATTACAAAGCAAAAACCCTGTTGGTGCGGTAGACCCAGCAAAAGGAAAAATAATACCTGTTAAGGTCGCAAAAAAGCTATTGTAAGACACTACCTTTCTAAAACAAAATAAAGTTTTAAAATGTATAATTAAATTATGGCAAATCTAGTAACAGGAATATCGGGAGCGTCCGCTCTCACTGAAAAT